TTGGTTTTCTAAGCTAGATTGACTCGTTTGAAATGCATGGTTTTCTTGTACGTTCTGACTCGTTTTGAACCAATGGTTTTCTTGGCATACCTGACTCATGCAACCTTGTGATCTATACCCAGCTTAGCTTTGCTGTATTCCTCTGCAACAGGAAGCCCTTCTAGTTTGCGCCACGCGGAGTATAGATCCACAAGGAATCGTTTAACTGTGTACCGTATTGCCATGTTGTTGAGATGTGCTTTTGTTTTCTCAGCATGGGCTGGCATGTTTGTAATGCGGTGTTTGTAGTTGTCATAGATGTCACGGTAGACACCATTAGTCTTGACGAATGAGCCACCAAGCACACCGATTAGTTTGGTTTTGAGAAAAGGATTGAAGCTGATACCTTTCTTGGTTTGTTCCTTACCATCTTTGTCAATGTATGTTTGGTCTACCAGATGCTCTTTCTTTCTGGATCTACCTGCACCGTTGACTACATCTAGTCCAGCGTAGGCCCATAAAGAACTGGGATACTCTGCTTTGTGTATGTCAAAACTTGCGATGATGACTGCTGCCATAGTAGGACCGACACCTTTCACATCTTCAAGGAAGCTTTTCCATATGGGAAACTCTTTTACGCTGTACTCAATTTGTTTGAACGCTGCGTCCTCTGCATCCACAAGATTGACGTACTGCTGCACAAGAGAGAATTCTGAATAGGCATCAATGAGTCCATCTTTCTTGAACTTGCGTGGTGTCATACTGACGATGCCATCAGTAATCTTTTTGTATGAAGTGCGTAGATTAGACAGTAATAGCTTGGCATCAGCATCCAGTGTGTCTTCTGACTTGCTAGGCTCCTGTCCGATCTTGCTTTTGAAGTTACCTACTACAGCATTGCCCACTTTGATACGTGTGCTTTGCATTGAGTAGAAGCCATTGACTGCTGCTTTAAGCATGGTTTGCTTGTGGTTCATACTTTCCTCCTGAAAGCTATTACTGGGCTTTGACCCAAATGAATTTACGATAGGGGAAGCTGGTAGTCTTGACGAACTTTAGCTCCTCTTTCGGTATGAATTTCTTCGCTACGAATAGGAAGATGGATACGATAGCACCAGCCACAAGGCCAGCCATCATACCTGAGAATGTACCCAAGAAGATCCACACAAAGAAGAATGTGATGATGACATCAAGGGCGATATCGAACTTAACTACTCGTTTCAGATTGAACTTCAACAGTAGAAAGATCATACCAATTGCTGCGATTGTACCTGCTATAAACATTTTTACTCCTCCTAGAGTTCTGCACTAAATGAACATTGACTGGTTTCTTTCACGCACTTTAATATCTCGTTACCGAGTTCAAGCCGTGCGTACCATCCAAGAAGCCTGTTTACTTCTTCTTTTGGTATATCGAAAAGTTGTTGCAAAATTTCTTTGTTATACATTTCTCTGTCATCAAAAAACTTGTCGAGTTCTGCTTTCATATCACCAAGTTCTTTTAAGCACGTATCAATACCGCTTTGGATCTTCGGCAGATCGTTTTTCTCAAAATAGTATTCTAAGTGAAAAGGTTGTCCTTCTTTGCCAAAGAAGTTTGCATCGTTACTGGGTTGCACGCCAAACCAGAACTTGCCTTTGATGTCTCCGCTGTAATATCTACCCATCTTTATAGCTCCAATTTTAATTGCTCCATTACACCTCGTCTTACAAAGTGCGTGTCAAAGTCACTCCAATCACTTGCTATCTCGCACGCCACTGCTGCCTCCACATCAGCTTTTGTGTTACCTAGCCATGCATTACATATGTCTACAATGTAATCAGGCATGTAATCCATGTACTCAAGCATTGGATCGCCATTACGATCAATGAATCCTGTCTGATCATTGGTGTAGTTGTAGTAAAAGAACCTGTGCTTTATCGTTTTAGTGGCACGTTTGTTTCCAATGTGCTGACACAAGTTTCGTATTGCTGTTGCTGGATCAATGTCGCTCATCTTCACCTCCAATTAAGAACGTTGTTAAAGACGTTAACTCTTGTCGTATACAGGCACGCACAAGCCCCATCCCCTCATCCGAATGGAGATAAGTTGAGACAAGCTCCTTCATGTCTAACAACTCACCGTCTTCACTCTTGATTACTATTGTAATTTCCTGTTTCATATGACCTCCAGTAAAAGAACCCGTCTGACGAGTAGAGATATAAGTATAGGAGTTAATACCAATTTAGCACTCATATCTAGGAGCCTACTGTCAGACGGGGTGAACGTTACGCTGCGCTTTTCTCTCCCATACGCTCACGTATTCTGTCCATTAGAGATTCTTTAGTGTTGTCATTACGCAAGCCGTCCACGATGCTGTCCATCTGGTTCAATGCATCAGGCCAGCTGCATGTTTCAAAGGCAGATACCCACTCATCAGATACTTCACCTGTCTCTTCATCGATTCTCTCGATCTTGGTACGTTGTCCGAATAGCACCAATGGCTCGATGTCGCCAAGGTAGTCCATCTCATCGCATAGTACAGAGTGCATGGCTGCCATATCTGCAAAATCAGAAATGATTACGTCTTCAATGCGGTCACGAGAGATATAGGTCTGACCTCGTTCTTCGCCTGAGTCTTGAGCAAAGTCGATGCCTGTTGTGCCTCGTACCTCTTCTTCCTGGTCTTGTATTGTCTGGGCTATGCCTTGCGCTCTCGCCAGCCAGCAAGCCTTGTTCATTACTCGCTGTGTGAAGCTGAGTAGTGCTTCTGGTTTGGGGCCAAGGTATTCACCCGTGATTTCGTTTGCACCCCTGCGTGCTTCACGAAATACATGGAATGCCACGGCAATTTTCATGGGTACTACGTCATCGGGGGCATGATTCAAAACTGTATCAGCCAACAATGCGTCTTTGGTGGGTAGGTGCTGAGCGTCTTTCTTCTCAGCTATTTCGTTTAGTGCTGCTAGTAGAAATGTACAAGTGTCTTTAGTCATTGGTAATTTACTCCATTAGTATCAATATTCACAAGGGCATCAAACTCTACCCTTGCATCCTCACGCATCAATAGTTCATCGATGCTCACACACACAGGATCATCTTCAACAAGATCATCCCAGCTAGTTCTTACTTCAAGATTAAGAATCTTCAGCATGTAACTTCTCCTCTGCATCAAACTCTTCATCTAGCTCTTCGATTCTTTTCTTGATTGCAATACTGCCTCTTCCGTCATGGCATATTTTTGCTGTTTTCAAGAAGCCAATTACATCCAGTATGGCTTGGTGGTATCCTGCTTCTTTGCTCAATGCAAGCAAGAGTTCGTCTTGCAACTTCACGTACTCTTGTTTCTTTTCTACACTTGGCATATGTACTCCTTACATATAAATGAATGGTAAAATCGTGACACTACACCCAAGGGCGAGGGACGAGCCATTGCCTTGGTGTGTCTAGTTTGGGGCTGTGTGTCTTAATGTGTGCCTCATGTGTGCCAGCTTTTTCTTAGTAAAATCAACTGTGTGCCATGTGTGTCTACTTTTTCTTTGGTTTTCAGTTTTTTCTAAAATCATTGTAAAAACACCTTGATATTCATAAAAAACCATATGTATATACCAACCACAAAACAAAAAACCTGACACACATGACACACATTTTACAAAGTGTATATGAATCAAAGACTTATATGATTTGTAGTTGGCACACACGGGTGACACACACTTGACACACATGGCACACGTAGGCGCACGCTGTGGCCCCGTGAGGCTGTGGGGCATTGGCACGCACATCCCCGCACCACCTGCGGCAAAGGGGCTTAGCGCCCCCCGTCCATGTAGTTAGATGCGTCCACATACGCAGAAACATTAGATGCTTCTTCGATTTCGTCCACTGAGTCCTCAATATCCCACACCATGAGCGTAATCAAGCCGATCATTACGTCACCTGGGTTCTCTTTAGCGTACTCAAATGCAGACTTAGCGTAGGGCTGAGCCTTCGCCTTTGCTTTGTGGTACATTGGTTTCACTTTAGCGAGTATCTTGTCTACTCTGGTTGGTTCGTCTAGGTCGAGCGTTTGTTGCTTAGCCATTGGTACTACTCCTTAGTAACAAAAATGTAAATGCAAAAGGTGACACTACACAGGAGGGCGAGGGACGAGCCATCCCTGAGTAGATCGCACGCACATCCTTCCCCTCCGCGAAAAATAAAGCCTACTCAGGATGAGTAGGCTTTTCGGTGGTCATCCATGCGCCATGCTTACGGATGATGTGACCCTGTTTGGTCCCGAGAAACAGCGACCAGAAGAGCATGATCGTGACTTCAGCGATACATTTGTCACGGTGTTCGTTGTTGGTTGGACCTGAAGAGATTGAATCTAGCACTTTGTCTATAGTCTCCATCTGTTGCCCTCCTCGATGGCTGCTTTGGCGAATAGATAAGTTACAAGTAATGAGCCGAGTGTACCTATTGAGGCGATAGCACAGAATACGATTGAGAATATTGGTGATATATCCCACCATACTATGCCTACGGTGATGATCATTATGATGCTGACTGCTGCTGATAATAAGAACGGAACTGCGAGTATGAAGATGTCTGCGAGTCTGTTCATTGGTAGAACCTCCTTGGCCCCTCAAGTGAGAGGCCGTGTTAGTGAGTGAATGGTTAGGATGCTTTCTTCGCTGCCTTTGCGGCTTTGAGTTCAGCGGTTAGACGCTTTACTTTTTCGTCTGGAGTCTCGTTGTTGGGAGTCCAAGTATTGTGTTGAGCGTAGATGTGGCCGTTCTTAGATTCTTTGATCTCGATGTTCAGCCAGCCTTCTGAGCAGTGTTCGCTCTGTGCAAGTTCTTCGATCTCCGCTAGTGCGTCCTCGATTTTGATTCCGATTGCAGCTAGGACGAAAGGTCGGTTCCCTTTAGCTCTCTTGCATACGAATGAGTTGATGAATCGAACGTCTTGCTTTTCTTCTTTCTTAGCCATGATGGCCTCCTTGTGTGAAATGAATGCATAATTGCGAGAAGGTACACTACACATAAGGGCGAGGGACGAGTCCTTAGGGGTTACTGCGCGACAAGGTTCCAGTGGGCGATGCGATACAAGGTTCCACTGCTGCGAAAAAGGGGGAACGGTGTTGGTATGCGCGGAGGGGGGAGATGATGGCTCAGCGATTCAGAATAAATTTTCAAATTTTTTTCTGCAAAATTTTTCCCAGACCCTTGTGCATACTAGGTTCTTGTGTATAAGATGCGCTGATGAGCGAAGTGGAGAACCCCTTATCCGCTGATTTGGCAGAAATGCCTCATGCTGAGTTTGAATCTCATGTTCCTTACATGGGCCTACAGCTTGGCGAGTTGACCGTGCAGCAGGAACGGCTGGTGCTAATGATTAGCAGTGGCATGACAGTGGCTGCAGCAGGTCGCTCAGCAGGGTATGGCACATACACCGCTGCGCTCAATGCATCAAAGTTACCGAAAGTAGCTAAAGCACTAGAGTATTTTCGGGAACAGATGCGAGAAGAAGTCAGATTTAGTCGCAACAACGCACACCAGATGTATATGGAGGCATATACTGCAGCAGCGAATGCAACAGAGATGAAGAACACAGTAGATTCTTTGGTCAAGTTGCACGGGCTAGGAGAGCCAGATAATGCTACGCAGGTGAACATTAGCATCAATACGACTGCTAAGCAGTTGGAGCGACTGACTGATGAGGAACTACTGGAGATTGCAGGGAGAGAAACTGCGTATCTGGAGCCTAAGTGATTAAAAAGCAGTGCAACGTTTGCACCAATTTTCACGTAGAAACTCTGTTTAGTGGCACAGATGGCGTTTGCGTCTACTGTAAAGCTGATCGAACAGAGTCACTTCCTGCACCAGCACCCATTCAAACACAAGAAACAGTAGAGGAGTTAAGCGTTGAAGACAAAGCACGAAAAGAACTCGCCCTCCGAATCCTTACTCGCAAAAGGCTACTCCCGTTTGTTGAACGGTTTAACGCAGATTATCAAGCAGGGTGGGTTCATAAAGATATTTGCAGACGCTTGGAACAATTCAGTCGGGATGTGGTGGCAAAAAAGTCTCCAAGGCTTATGCTCTTTATGCCGCCTCGTCATGGAAAAAGTACGCTTGCATCTGTCTCCTTCCCAGCTTGGCACTTGGGCAGAAATCCTGAACACGAATTTATCTCGTGTTCGTACTCAGGCTCGTTGGCTATGGGATTCAGTCGTAAAGTTCGTCAACTATTGCGTGAGCCAACTTACAAAACAGCGTTTCAAACACGCCTTGACCCAGATTCGCAGTCGGCTGAAGCGTGGTTGACTACAGGCGGTGGCGGCTATGTGGCGGCAGGTGTTGGCGGTGGTATCACAGGTAAAGGAGCGCACGTTCTCGTTATTGACGATCCTATTAAGAACCGTGAGGACAGTGAGTCGGAGAATAATAGATCGGCTAACTGGGATTGGTACACTTCCACAGCCTATACCCGATTGGCTCCTGGTGGGGGCATTCTGGTCATACTTACTCGTTGGCATGACGATGACTTGGCTGGGCGATTGCTTAAAGCGGCTGATGAGGGCGGTGACGTTTGGGAAGTTGTACGCTACCCTGCCATCGCAGAAGAGAAAGAAGAATATCGTGATCATGGAGAAGCACTCCACCCAGAAAGATACAGTTTAGCGGCTTTGGGTCAGATTCGCAGTGCAGTAGGGCCTCGTGATTGGTCTGCGCTGTATCAGCAGAATCCAGTATCAGATGATGGCGAATACTTCACTCGTGAGATGATTCAGTATTATGATGACGATGAGGTTGACCCAGATGCCATGCGTTACTACTGCGCTTGGGACTTGGCGATAGGTAAACGTGATCGAAATGACTATACCGTAGGTATGGTCGTAGGAGTCAATGACGTAGATGAACTCTTTGTCATTGACGTAGTACGTGGTAGATTTGACGGTTTCGAGATCGTAGAGCGCATACTTGATCTCTATGAAGAATGGAAACCATCAATGGTGGGCATTGAGAAAGGACACATTGAAATGGCATTAGGTCCGTTTTTGGAGAAACGGATACGGGAGAGAGGATTATACGAGATATATATCAAGGACTTGAAGACAGGTAGAAGAGACAAAGAAGCTAGGGCAAGAGCAATACAGGGACGGATGCAACAAGGAATGGTGTATTTCCCCAAAGATGCGATCTTTACAGGACCGCTAGTTGCAGAGCTATTGCGTTTCCCTAGCGGCATACATGATGACCAAGTAGACGCATTGGCGTGGCTGGGTCTAATGATGACCGAATTTTCTAGCTATCAAGCCCCTGTAATTCATACACCCAGTTGGCGTGACAGGCTGAACAGTATGCTGAAGCCTGAACGAACCAAGTCATCGATGAGTGCATAACAATGGCGCAGATTAAAGGTAGAAATGTTTCTCCAGCAGAAGAGCAAGAAATTGCAACAACGCAATGGAGTCGATACACCAGAGCAAGAGACAATGGGCATCTCGATTACATTGAGATGGCAAAACGATGCGATGCTTTCTATAGAGGCGATCAATGGGACGAACAGGATATAGCAAACCTTGAAGCAGAAGGCCGACCTGCATTAACAATCAATACTATCTTACCTACTATCAACACCGTCTTGGGTGAGCAAGCCACTCGTAGGGCCGACATTAAGTTTAAGCCCAGAAGGGGCGGTGACAATGAGATTGCAATAACGCTCAACAAGTTGTTTATGCAGATTGCCGATAACAACAAGTTGGATTGGGTGGAGCAGCAGGTATTCAGTGACGGCCTGATTATGGACGGGCGTGGGTATTTTGATGTGCGTATGGATTTCAGCGATCACGTTGAAGGTGAGATACGCATCACCGCAAAAGACCCCCTTGATATATTGATTGACCCTGATGCCAAAGACTCTGACCCTAAAACTTGGAATGAGTTTTTTGAAACTCGTTGGATGACGCTTGACGAGATACAAGAGCTATACGGCAAAGATAAGGCAGAGAAGATCCGCTTTGTCGCTGAGAACGGCAACAGCTACGGGCGTGACAGTATTGAGTATGAAGAAACTCGATTTGGTGATCTTGACCCGACTGATGACTACTTTGGGTCAGGTGTACCAAGTGAAGATGACTACAGAAATGTGCGCTCCGTTAGAGTCATAGAACGGCAATACAAAAAGCTACAGCGTGTTGACTGCTTTGTTGACCCAAACACAGGGGATCAAAGAGAAGTACCTGAAGCATGGGGCGATAGAAAGACTAAACAGTTTGCAAAAAAATACGGGTTAAACATTATTTCTAAAGTTAAGCGTAGGGTGCGTTGGACAGTGACCGCTGACAGAGTGGTGCTGCATGATGACTTCTCTCCTTACAATGACTTTACTGTTGTGCCTTTCTTTGCGTATTTCCGTAGAGGCCGTCCGTTTGGCATGGTGCGTAACTTACTGTCACCGCAAGAACAACTTAATAAGATTGCCAGCCAAGAACTACATATTGTCAACACCACTGCAAACAGTGGCTGGATGGTAGAAAGTGGCTCATTGGTTGGTATGCAAGCAGATGACCTTGAGGAGCATGGCGCAGAAACAGGGCTAGTGCTGGAGTACAACCGTGGCTCTACTCCTCCTGTAAAAATCCAACCAAATCAAATACCTACGGGGCTAGACCGAATCGGGCAGAAAGCTGCTGCGAATATACAAACGATCTCTGGTATCAATGACTCTATGCTGGGGTCAGACTCTGCTGAAGTGAGTGGCGTAGCGATCCAAGCAAAGCAGAATCGTGGGGTCATAATGATTCAGGTTCCGCTAGATAACTTGCGAAAGACTCGTCAGTATCTGGCAGAGCGTGTGCTTAATTTGTTACAAACCTTCTATACAGAAGAAAGAATTATCATGGTGACAAATGAAGATATGCCAATGGAGCCAAGAGAAGAAGTAGCGATTAACGTTGAAACGCCTGAAGGTAGGATTATAAATGACCTGACATTAGGTGAGTATGACGTAATTGTATCGACTGCTCCTGCCCGTGATTCGTTTGATGAAGTGCAGTTTGCTGAAGCCCTTAATTTGCGGCAAGTTGGTGTGGCGATACCTGATGATGCAATCATTCAGTATTCACATCTTGCTAAGAAAGATGAGTTGGCTCAGCGCATTCGTTCAATGACAGGACAAGAGCCACCTACACCAGAACAAGCAGAAGCAATGGCGATACAGCAAGAACTTGCTATGCAGCAAGTGCAGCTTGAGCTTGCGAAGATGGAGGCTGAAGTTCAGAAACTCCAATCAGACACAGCGGTTAATATGTCTAAGGTTCAGGATACGGCTCAAGTTCAACCGCAAATGAAGATTGCAGAGCTTCAAGCCAAGATGCAAATGAAGCAGGAAGAACTTGAACTGCGTAGACAACTATCAGCAGCAACGAATCAGGTCAGAACAAATCAGCAGAACACCAGTGCAGCTGCACGTATTGCTGCTACAGCAATGCAGACGGCTGCAAAGAAACCAGCGCAGACAGATATACCTAACATGCGTACCCCTGAAAACTTACCTACTTAAAGGACTATTCAATGAGTGAACAAGCTAAAGATACAACCGAAGAAACAATCAAGTATGAGACTATGCCTGGGGCTGATGCAATAGAAGCGCAAGAAGGTGATGACATTGATATGAACTTTGCTTTTGGCGAAGAGGCTGAAGAAACAGAAGCTGAAGTAGAGGAAGAAACAGAAGCTGAAGTAGAGGAAGAAA